GAGATTGTCATGGGCGTTTATTCACGCCGCATGGGAGCAAGCATTGAAATGGTCAAGGCATATGGCTCTCGTATGCAAGAAGACTTGATAGATGATATGGTAATGCGCTTGCGCGATGATGGCGTAAAAGAAGATCGCATTACAAAAATTGTACGCCTGCAAGAAGATATGCGGGATCGTGTGCTTGGTCGTTTCCATGCAAAAGATCCAATGAGTTGGGACAATCGGGTAGCGCGTGGGATTAAAAATTTTGCAAACATTACCCTCATGGGCAGGGGTATTTATTCGCAGGTAACTGATGTTGCCCGTGCTTTAGCCATTAATGGATATGCTCCTTTATTTAAAGCATTGCATACTGCAATGCGTGGTGAGGTTCGTGATCTAGCTACTGGGCGATATGCTAAGCAGGCAGGCGAAGCTTTGGAATTGGTCAATGCTCGCTGGATGGCAAGCTTAATTGAGAATGATAGTGCTTTAACTGTTACGCAACAGACCGCATTAGAGCGCGGTTTGGCCGCAGCGCAGTCACCATTTTTCCGTTATAATCTTATGAACCCATTCACGGTAATCTGGAAAGATTTCACGGGTATCATGAGCAGCCACACTTTAATCGATGAATCTATTACTGTTGCTAATGCAATACGCTCTGGCAAAACGCTAGAAACGCTTAGCAAAAGCGAAAAGCGAATTGCTGATCGGCTTGCAAGTTTTGGCATTGATGTGCGTAGCGCACAGTTAATTGCTGATATGCCATTTGAAAAAACAGGTGGTGATCTTTACCTTGCGAATATTGAAAACTGGACTGGCCGTAGCGGTGCTAAAGCAAAGGAAGTTTTCCTTGGTGCATTGTCCGGTCAGATACGTTCTGGTGTTGTAACTCCCGGCCCATTGCAACGTGCTAACATTATGGATGGCGTGTTTTATGTAAAGGGCAAGCGTGTCGAACAGCCATTGCTTAGCCTGCCGTTTCAATTACTTTCGTTTACTTTGTCTAGTTCAGCCAAGGTTACGCACTCAATGCTGTCTGGCAGAGATCGCAATCGAGCAGTAACTCTTGCATCTTTGTATATCGCTGGGATGTTTGCCAGCTATTTAAAATCTGGCGACAATTGGGACAAAAAGACTTGGGAAGAATTTGCTCTTGAATCTTTTGAGAACAGTTCAATTGCCGGATACCTAACCGACATTTACAAACGCACGGAAGACCTCACAGGCTTTGGCCCACGCGCCGCTATGGGTGCTTATGAATTTGGCGAAGACACTATTTCAGATGAAGTTGGTGCGGTAGCGGGGCCGGGCGTTGGCGTTATTGCTGGCGCTATTGAAGCTTTTGTGAATCCAAATCTCGAAGATCAACGTCGTGCTGGTCTTGTACGCCGTGCTGTACCATTTAGCGGTATGTGGTTTTGGAGTGATACTATGCGTGAAATGTCAAACTGGGCTGCAGATGCAGGCTGGATTGATGGCCCTGAACCTGATCTTTCTGATTTTGAAGGAGAAGGCGTGGAAGGTGCCGAATAGATTAGTCCATTGATGTTAGTGCAGTAAAAACTGCAATAGGATAGCGGAGATACCTGATGCCGATTCTGATTAACGATAACACTGCACGAGTTCAATACGTTGCCACCAGTGGGCAAACTGTATTTATTGTGCCTTATGAGTTTTTCGAGGTTGGTGATCTCAAGATTTATAATGGTAGCGCGTTGTTAACGTATAATAGCAGCCCCTCATCTGTATCGCAGTACTCCGTAACTGGTGCTGGCGTTACTGGTGGTGGCTCTATTACATTGGGTTCGCCCGGAGCGACAGCAGGCAATATCATCACTATTGTGCGTGATATTCCTATTAAGCGCATTACCGATTTTCCAAACGCTGGCCCATTTAACATTCAAGCTTTGAATACTGAACTGGACAAACTTACTGCCGTGCAACAAAATCTGGAAACAGATCTTGATAACCGCGTTATTCGTTTGAGTGACTCTGATACACCAAACACTTTGTCTGCAATTCCAAACAAAGCTGCTCGTCAAAATAAAATTTTAGGCTTTGATGCACAGGGTCAGCCTGTAGCTTATGACTCAGCATCTTTTGCTACTTTGGCTTCTTATGCTACAGCTTTTGCTGATACATTTATTGGCAATGGTAGCACCACTACCTTTACATTAAGCGGCGATCCCGCTGTTATTGCGAACCTCGACGTTTCTATTAACGGCGTAACGCAGGTTCCGTTTACTAATTACACCCTATCAGGAACAACATTGACCACTGCGGCTGCTGTGCCGAATGGTGCAGTGATGCTTGTTAAGTTTAAAGAGGGATTGCCGAACTATAGCGGCGATTCGCAGGATGTAAGATATAATCCTAGTGTCTCTGGATCTGTTCAACGTAGTGTAAAAACCAAGCTGAAAGAAACTCTTTCCGTCAAAGACTTTGGCGCTGTTGGAGATGGTGTAACTGATGACACCACTGCATTCCAAAACGCTTGGGCTGCATCAAATCCGCAAGCTGTATTTGTTCCTTCTGCATCATACAAAATAACTGGTACTGTTACTGGAAAGTTTTATTCCTTTGGAGCTGTGACAATAGTTTCTGGAACCGTAACATCCATTACCAATTTAGTTCCATAATGCTAACATTCTAAAGTAGGATAATCCGATGTCACTTACCAAAGTAACAAACACGATGATTGCGGCATCTCCTATCCGCCCTCAGGATTATGGAGCCGTTGGCGATGGCGTTGCTAACGATACAACTGCTATGCAGGCTGCAATTAATGCGGCCATTGCACAGAAGACATATGTAGAATTAAACGGCGCTTTTAAATTTGGTGCTTTAACCATTAACGGCAAGTGCAGAATTACAGGCACTAATGGGCGTACATCCATTACTGCTATTTCTGGCAACTACGATATGTTTACGATCAGTGGCAATGACGTCACGATTGAAAATCTTTACATCGATGACACCGCGAAAACTGGTGGATGGGACTTCACCATTGCTTGCGGCACATCGACGCTTGAGCGCATCCAGATATTAAACATCAATACGTTTTATAGCTTTGGTTTTGCCCGTGATACTGGAACCACTGGTGTTCACGTTACTACTCGCGTCACAGAATGCCAAGCTCGCGGTCACCGTGGTCATGGCATTTACTTTACGCGTCCATTTGCCTTTATCTTCTTGACGCAAAACTCGATTGATTATGTTGGCATGGGATCAGCAGCCGACTTCACAGGTTTTTATTTCAATCCAGCAGGTATCGGCGGCGGCGCTGGTGGTCTGGTTATGGACGATTGCGACGTTCTCGGCACGATGGGCGTCTTTACCAATGCCAACCAGCGCGGCTACGATATCCGCAACACCGCAGCGGTTTGGATGAAGCAGTGCCGCGCAGATACTGTATGCGAGATCGGCTTTGTCTTTGAAGACGTCACTGGTTTGCATTTGGTCGGCACAACTGCTGGGTTGTGCGGAAGCCATGGCTATTACCTAACCGATGTTATCAACTCTAGCTTTGTTGGCATCGAAGGCTTTGGCCGCAACTATCTGTCTGGCGCTCCTACTGGCGCAGATGGAATCCGTTTCGTATCTGGCTGCGGCGATATTGTAATTACTGGCGGCTATATGCGCGACTTCACTGGCAACGGCATCTACAAAACTGCGGCTCAGGCTGGCCCAATTAACATTGGAACTATGCAATTGATTGCCAATACGCTGCGCGGTGCTGCATCGTCTGGCAATAGCCCAGTGTTGCTAACAGGTATTCAGTTTCGCGGTAATGTCGCTGGAAACTATAGCTTGGGTGGTAACTCTGACTATCTTCAAGCTTCGCAACTCGACGCAACCACGGTGGTCAATGTTGGCCCCGGCCCTATTACTGGATAATCACATGGGAACTATTGACGAAACTCAAGCGCAACTCAACACGCACGAGGAAGTTTGCGCATTTCGCTATGACAGTATTTGTTCTCGATTGAAGCGTCTTGAAAGCATAGGCATTGGTGCTTGCGGAACCATTATCTTATTGCTGATCGGCATATTGCTGAACTTAGTTCAAAAGGGTGCTGCGTGAAATCTGTGCGCCCACCTTGGTTAAAAGTTGCCTATAGTTTTTTGGGCTTGCGCGAGGTTGTCGGGCCTAAGCACAATAAGGTTATACTGGGCTGGCTTGAAAAACTTAAAGCTTGGTGGCGCAATGATGAAACGCCTTGGTGCGGTGTGTTTGTAGCGCACTGTATGCAGGAGGCGGGTCTTCCTTTTCCTAAATATTATATGAGAGCAAAAGCTTGGTCTGATTATGGCTCATTGTTGCGCCGTGATAGACTTGCCTCTGGAGCGATATTAGTCTTTGATCGCGCTGGCGGTGGTCACGTTGGATTCTACGTTGGCGAAGATGCTGGTCATTACTTTGTTCTTGGTGGAAACCAAGGCAACGCTGTTAGTGTGATGAAACTTGGCAAGTCTCGGCTTGTCGCATCGCGCTGGCCTTTTGGGGTGTCTGTAATTGGCAAGCCTGTATATATGGATGGCGGAATAGTTTCCGTTAATGAAGAATAAGGAAAGTAATATGAACCTTCTATCTTGGTTACTAAACCGTTTGAAAGAACCAAGCACCTATGCTGGCTTTGCTGGTTTGGCTTTGGCATTTGGTCTTTCTGACGCTGAATGGGCTGCTATCTCAGCAGCCATAGCTGGTATAGCTGGCGTAGCCGCTGTATTTTTAGCAGAGAAGCCAGCCGAATAATGAAGTTCCTGACGTCCTTGCTGGCTTTAATCGAGAGGTTCTTTGCCTACCTCGATAAAGCGCGTTGGAAGCAGCAAGGGCGTCGGGAAACGATCAAGGAAATGAACGATGCCATTAACAGGCAAATTGCACTTGGCGAAGCTGCCGTTGTTATTCCTGATCCTGAGCGCGACGAGCGGTTGCGTAACAGATTTGACCGAAGTCGCTCCAGCAAATAGTTATTGCACCATTGCAAAACCCATCAGCTACGATGCAACGCAAGACACGCCTGAAACTGTGGCAGAAATAGAGCTACATAACAGCGTCTTTGTTTGCTTGTGCGAGGATGATTGTCCGAAAGGCAAGTAAATGCCGCCGACCATAACCATCGACGAAGAGTTATATAAATACTGCACCCCTCGGCAGAAGCAGGTTCTTGAAGCTATAGAACGCCTTGGCAGTGCTAGAGCCGCATCCGCTGAATTAGGAATGAACATAGGCGGTGCAAGCGAAACTTATATTGCCGTAAAACGTAAGGCTGCAAAGTTTGGTTATGCGCCAGAGCATGACTTCACTCGCCCTGTGCCTGATGGCTTTATCGCCAAGGGCATAAGCACCTATTACAATGCTGAAGGCAAACCATCTGGGCAATGGGTAAAAGCATCACTCAGCCATGAAGCCCTTGTAGACGCCATGAGAGAGGCAATCGAAGGCTTCAAGGGTGATATAGACCAAGCAAGCCCTATCGTTGCTCCTGTGGCTTCTGACGAGCATCTATGCAATCTCTACACGTTTACCGATTACCACCTTGGAATGCTGGCATGGCATAAAGAAGGCGGGAGCGATTGGAACATCTCTATAGCGGAGCGCACTATCATTGCTGCGCTGCAACAGATGATCGAGCAAAGCCCTAAAGCGCATACGGCAATCATCAACATCCAGGGCGACTTCCTGCATACAGATGGCAAGACGCCAGTGACGCCAGCATCAAAACACGTTCTGGATGCTGACAGCCGATTCCCTAATATACGCAAGTCCGCAATCCGCGTCATTCGATCAATGGTAAATATGTCGTTGAGTCGCCATCAAGAGGTGCATCTAATTATAGCTGAAGGCAATCACGACGAAGAAACAAGCGGCTGGCTGGCTGACTTGTTCTCTGTTCATTACGAAGAAGAGCCTCGCGTCACTGTCAATGATAGCGTCCTGCCATTCTATGTCTTTGAATGGGGCAATACTATGCTGGGCATCCATCACGGGCATAAGGTAAAGAACGAGAGCCTACCGCTTTTGTTTGCAGCCCAGTTCCCGCAGGAATGGGGCAGGACTAATCGTCGTGAGATTCACTGCGGCCACCGCCATCACCGCGATGAGAAAGAGTATAATGGTGTCACAGTCGTTCAGCACCCAACCTTAGCGGCGCGTGATGCTTATGCTGCGCGTGGTGGCTGGATTGCTGATCGAGCGGCTTGGGCTATCACATATCATAAGAAATATGGAGCTGTTGGTCGCGTTATGATAACGACTGAGATGCTTGAACCAGACTAGATTTACTCAACGAAGCGCAAACCAAATGTCCGCAAGGTATCTTGCCCGTGCTCAAAATCCTTTTTTTCATACAATGGGCCACCACAACATTCTGGATCACTACATGAATTGTCGCCCAAATAGCCAAGCATATCAATGCAAGCATTATAAAGCGCATATAATTGATCAATATTAATATTCCGCCATTCGTCTGTCATTCATTTTCCCTCCATAACTTCCAACGCCCGTTGACCTTTCTCTCGATTGTCACGGGGCCATCTTGTGCATACACCAAGGCATAGTGTATTATTTCAACATCACCCTTGGGGCCTTCTGCCCATGCAACAGGTTGCCCGTCTTGAATTAGGCGATAGCTCTCTGTCATTGCTTCTTCTCTCGTATATAAAACCAGTCAGCCCATGAAATGCGGCCAGTCCTGCTTCCCGAAAAATAGAAGCAACTTCTGCCCTTGCGTTTGTCGGCCATCTCAATGCGCTTAGTTTGGATCGGGTTGGTCATTGCCCCTTCTCCCGTATCTCCAGCCCACGCGCTTCCAGTTTGGCGCGAAGATACCTAGCATCGTGCTGGCCTTGCTCTTGGTCGTGGCTTAATTCCATGTCCAAAAGAACCTCTACCAGCGGGTCAGGCTTGGCGAGGATAAGGCTCTTTAGTTTTACCCATTTGTCAATACCGCCATTTTTCCCAGAGGTGTTGACGTATGCCTCCACAATATCGCTCACCTCTTGTCGGAAGTCGTGCAGCTTCTGCTCGATGCTTTCGCAGTTGGGGCAGTGTTGGGTTTTAATCATTGCCTGCCCCTCAAGCCCACGCCGGATGCCTTGCTCAACGAGGCGCATCCAGACTGTGTGATCGTAATAACCAACTAGGTAACGCGTCCCGTCATCGTTGTCCTGCTTCTGTGCTTGCGCGGCACAGATTTCCCGTGCGGCCAGTGTGATTTGTTCGTCAGTCATCTGCTAACACCTCTGGGGCTGGCTGCAAACCTTCCATAAATTTTGCCCAAACTGCTAATGCACCCACCATAAATGGGCCATCGTCTTGTTCACCACTTTTGATTTGCCGGATAAACTCTGGATTGCCATGCGTTTTCTCTACATGATCAGCAACCACTCCTCTAAGTTCTGTCAATGTCATTTGCCTCTCCCATTAATATTAAGTGCGCCTAGCCATTAAACGCCCAACCAAAATAACGTCTTTCCCCAGATCTTCTGGAGGATACCCTGCCTTCAACATGGCGACAATCGCTTCTAATGCTTCGGCGGCGGCTTCTGCGTGGTCTGTCATAATATCATTCCCAATGTTCATTTCTTTCTATGGCATCAGCCGCCATCTCCAAAGCTTCGGTCATCCAGTATACGGCGACATAATCATATTCTGCACCTTTAGAATAAATGCCTTTGCCAAAGATCTTGTCTGAACTGCTGCGCAAAAATGTTAATATACGCTGCTGTTCTTCTAAACTATCTTGGCAAAACTCCGTATCTGGTATTGGCATCAGCTTCTTCCTTTTTGCTTTCTGCCCATGTCATACCATTGGCTCGACGTAGCGGCCATGCACTATCCGAACTGGTGCGGCGATTTGGATTTGGTCGATGAGCCAAGATAAACTTAATGTCATGCTTGCTCATGTCATTCTCCAGCAACGAACCTCTTGGGTTTTGCGGTCAATCCGCACAGTAAAAGTGCCACCATATTTTCTGGAATATGCACCAGCGGCGCTTCTCAGAAGTTTGGAATCTTCAATTTCAACCACAAAACTATCCCCTACTTCCATTTCTGGAAAAGGATATACACGTGGACGTCCTTTATTTGGGCTTGCCTTTGGCATTGGTACGTTTTTTTCTATTTCGAAAGTCATTGTATTCTCCAGTAAAAGGGCGGGGCAATAACCCCGCCTGCTAGATTAAAAAGGAACTACGTCGTCGAGGTCATCCGAGTTATTAGTAGGATCATCAGCGACAAATGGAGATGATGCAGAAGGCTTACTATCGCCGCGCTCTCCCATTAAAATCATCTTGCCATCAAAGCGGCCAACAACAACTTCAATAGCTGTCTTTGCAGTGCCATCTTTGCCTTGATACTCGCGGACATTTAGTTCGCCCTCGATGTACACCTTGCTGCCACGGGTTAAATATTCCTGTGCAAGCTGGGCTTTCTTACTGTCAAAGACAGTGATGTCCCACCACTGCGTGAACTTTTCACCCTTTACCACCTTGTTTGTGGCAAGCGAAAAACGGGCGAAGATATCGCCATTATTCGTCTGACGGATCTCAGGGTCACGACCCACGTTACCAATCAACATTACCTTAGATAGCATTACTCAACTCCTTCTTCTTTCTTGCAAAAGCCTGTCGGCTTACATTGACTCGTGCCTGATCCACCTTGGATACGGCATCGATGATTGAACGATAATGGCCTAGCAAATTGTCTAGTCCCTCTACTGTTTGGGCAATCTCAATTTGATCTACAAAATCCTGCAATGCAGCAATGTTAGGATCATCGAACTTTACGTTTTGATCCATGTCTGGATCATCTCCAGTTTCAAGACCTAGCGTTTTAAGAAGCGCATATTTTACTGCATATGACATAGCTTTGCCCGGCCCCTTATCTTGATCATCAATCCCATAACCAAAAGTTTCGACGTTAATAAAATCTACAGGCTCATCGATGTTCACAAACCGAATAGTCATAGAACATTGTGTACGGTTGCCGATCTGCTCATGCTGCACACGAATTGGGTAATACACTATGCCTGCTTCAAGTAACGCAGGTCGCACTTTTGCTGTCACAACATCGTGGCTTACGATGCTGTAACGCATTCCCTGCTTCTTATCCTTTTGGATGTAGGTTACTTTTTCCATGGCCTTGGCCAGTCGTTGATGTAAATTCATGCGTTAAACTCCCTGTGTTTCCATACGATAGCACCTCTGCCACTTGGCATTTTGCGGCGCTGTTCTGTTGGCACAATCATGCCACTCTTAGTTAATTCTGCGCGGCGACTGCGGTATGTTGAACCATGATTCTGGAATGCATTGCCCAGTTCATAGTCTGTAAACCCGCGCTCACCTTGATCCCAAGCATACGCAAGAACATCTTCTTGGATTAATGTAAGGCTATCGATTATGCTCTTGGCAGCATATTTGCTGGTATCTGGATCGTGCAAGCGATATAATTTTTTTGCATCAATCATGTCTCCTTCTCCTTCCTTAAACTTAAACGACCACGGCGATCACGGCGGACGATGATGCCGCTGCCGAATGCTTCGGCGGCATCGTCCGGCACGAGAGCCTTAATCTCCTTGGCTCTGTCTTCATTTATTTTGGCAGGCTCGATGGTATCAAGCCACTCTTGTGCCAACACAGGCCATGAATTGGTGGTGGACATATCAACTGAGCGCATATTATCGATCAGGATTGTCTTAGCCAACGCCTCCGCTTTTTCGGAGGCTGCGGCGTTGTCTTCTGGTGGGACTTTGTTTTGTACATGCCACCAAAAGGACTGCTCAGCAGTGATAAGCTCGGCAATGTAATCATCATCACGAGTAACAGTGCAATACTCAGGCTCATTGTTGCCAAAGATGCACGAGAAGTAACACTTGTCTACCTGAGCCACGGCCATGTAATGCTGAAGCTGCGCCATATAATAGCGAGCTTTCTCACGCAGGTTGGTAAATGATCCAGTGTGCTTGCATTCTAAGAAGGTTCCCTCACTAGAAATCCAGCCATCAAGATGACCATTCATGAACGTGTATACTGGATGCTCTCGGAATGTATCTTCTGTTACAGTAAGCCCAGACTTCATCTCAAAAAACTTCTTGTGCAGTGGCTCGGTCAAGATCCCAAGCTGCACCTTGAACACATTGCTCAAGTCTTCGGGCTGCGTAAGCCCAACCTTTTCATTGTATAATGATAGCCAGTCTCCACGCATAATGCGCGTAGCATCACTGCCACCAATTCCTCTGGTACGATCCATGTCTTTCTCCTTTATGTGTGTTATTGTTTGTGTGATTTACGACGTTCTGCGGCGTCTGTAAATTCTTTTGTTGCATATTTTAAATGATTATAGAACACATCTATATCGGTACGCCCATCCTTGGCTGCTTCAATAAAGTCGGCAGGCAATGGAAGGCGCGGCCACTTGTGCGTTTTGACAAGACTCATGCAGGCGTATTGAAATTTATAATACGGCATATCCTGCAAGGCATAGAAGTATAACTTTAATCCATCTGCCATAGGCACAGAGCATTGCAGCATCTCAGCAAATGTACGCAAAGCATCTGCTATCTTCTCACGGGTGACAAGTGGTAACGCTTGCTGCGTAGCGGCGAGAGCAAGCGTTAGCTCTTGCGCACCCCTTTCAATTAGATCCAAGGATATATTTCTGTCCTGTTCCAGTCCCCTGTATTCCGTCTGTGAAAACGCTAGATTGATCAAGCGCCTCACTGAGTCGTTGATGATTGTCTGAAGTTCGGCTGGTGTTCCGTCGTGTTTTGGCATTGGCAAACTCGACAGATCTTCGTATCCAATTACGCCACGTTGCTCTCCAGTCTGCCTTTTGCTTTCCTTCGGCAATCCAGTAATCACGGAACCTATCTGTTTCATTATCGATCTCACTCTTTGTTAGGGCAGGAAACTTCATAAGCGCCCAGTTAATCTCCTCGTCACCGACATTCCAATCTGAAGGCAAAGCGTGTTGACGCGCACCGCGTTTCAGAGTGGGTTGTATCATTGGTGTATCTATAAATGTATTGGAGGAACGTGGTTCAGGGGTGGGCGGAACCTCGTTCAGGGGTTGGCGGAACGTAGTTCCGGGGTCAAGTGTAAGGTGATACAAGTTTCCCTTGCCGGGTTTTTGTTGTGTATCGACAAGCCCAAGATCTTCCAGACTGCGAATTACCATTCGCAAGCCACGCTCTGATAGTGATGTCTTGTTTGCAAGCTTAGCAATCGAAGGCCAGCAGATACCTTCATCGTTCGACCAATCAGCCATAGCTATAAGGACTAGCTTTTGGGTAGATGTCAATTGAACTTGCCAAGCCAAGTTCATTAGTCTAATGCTCATCGTATCGCACCTCTCCTCCTTTTATTTAGGTGTGGTTACTCTCTCTCCTAGCCTTAGGCCCCGCTTCGTGCGGGGTCTTTTTTATCCGATGATGCCTTCCCATTTGGCTACATCTTTGGCTGGTATCTCAATGATTTTAATATCAAAGCAAGCTTCTACAAGTTTCTTTTTTATTTTATAAACGTCAGTTATCATGCCTTTAACATCTTCTACCACAGTCTTTATTGTGTGTCCACGATCATCGATGACGCAGTATTTAAAATCAGATCGATAGGTTGTTATCTTTTGATTCCTTACAACGCATTCATAAGGTGGCTGAAGGATCAGGTTTTCGATCTCACCTCGTTCTTGCATTGCTTTCAATTGCAGGTAACGTATGCCTTCTGCTTTTGAATGGAAGAAGATTCCATCAATGCGCTCACCTGCTGCATTGTATTTACCCTTCCTCGCTCCAACCTTTCCAGCACGGCCAGCAGTACCACGTTTTCGCAAAGTCTGGGGAGAAGCTGGGATCTCTGGTGTTACCGCAGACTTGGCAGACTTTGATGATGGGTTCAGGGTTGGTTTTTTTCTTGGCATTTTGATACCTCTTGCGCAATGATACGTACTCCTAGTGCTTTAGCCCAGCACATAAAGAAGAATGCTCCGGGCAAACGGGCTTTGCTTTCCCATTTAGCGACCATCGATTCTGAAACTCCAATCATCTGATCTAAATCTGATTGGCTGAGTGAAAGTTCTTTTCGCCTTGCGATTAAAGAATCGATCAGTTCATCATAAAAGACAAGCTCACTTGGGCTGGCTTTTAATGTATGTATCCGTTTCAATGCAGCCTTTCCATCGGCACTGAGCCAATGGAAAGATAGCATTTCTTCTTTATCAGACATCTGAAAGTATACTGCCAGCTATGCGTTCGACAGCAACACGGGCATCTTGATGCTTGAGGCCACGCGCATAAGCGGTAGCACCAGTAACAATATCCCAAGGGCTGCGCATAGGGCGTCCTTCATCTGCATTATGAGCAAGCTTAATAGCCTGTGCTTGGTTCTTCGTAAACCTTTTGATTAACACTGCATCAACACGCTCTTCGTCTAGGTAAATAGACTTGGCATTAGCGACAGCATCTACAATGGAATGGTTAGATGCAGTCTGTAATGACTCAAGTGCTGGCATTATCTCACTGGCCCACCGATGTGGAGCGTTGAGCGAGTGACGAATTGATACCTCTTTGTAGCCATGTGCTCCCCATACAATGCGGTTGCTGCATACATAATCAAACAAGAAGGTTCCGATCTTTAGTGTCGATGAACCAACCTCGCTATTCTGCACAAAGAAACCACGCGCAAGCAAACCTGACTCTCCATTGCGGCGATCAGGGATCTCGACGCGGTTCTTTTCATCGGCAAGAAACACAAACATATCACGATCACCAGCAAACAAAGTGGTGTTATCTTTAGTTATCGTAACTTGTTTGCCAAACTCACCGGGAACAGTGAACTGTGCATCAGGGCCGCTGCCAAAGTTGCGAAGCAGTGCATCCACTACATCAGCATTCCAAATGCGACCATAAGTAGGGCCAGTCACTGCGGACAGTTGGTCTTCTCGTGATAGCCAACCCACCTGCTCGACTTTGCGCTGTGCCATAGATTGATTGAGGCAATCGCTGACCAGATCGCTTGGCAATGTACGCATATAAGATGCAGGCGCACCAACAAGTTGGCATAGCTGACCAAAGGCCCAGTGACTAGGCGCAGTAACTCGATCATCATCCATCATGATAGCAATAGATCGAGGGTCATCTTCTACGGGTGCTACGGACAAATTGCGGTTAGCAATTGTTCCCATCTGTGAGATGATACGTTGCCTGCGTGTGAATGCAGCCATATCATCGAGGGAAATAAATCGTTCATCATCAGGACGCTTAGCCCATTGTTGATGTGCTTGTGTAAGTGTAGTCATTGCTCTCTCCTAGTTAGGAATTGTTATAGGTTTCCAATCACCTTCATCACCATCTCCAATCGAATAAATGTCTTCACGATTGTAAGCGTTGATGTCAGGATCATTTAATCGCAGTAGCATTAACATAGTTTCTACTGTTCCATTCCAATGAAAGTCACAGTCAAATGTTTCGCCGTTCAGTGCGCCAACGATTTCATAATCGCCATCACTGCGCGGCCATGCGAAGGTGATGTGGTTTGGATATTTACGCACGGTCTTTTACCTCATGCTGTAGCAGATCAATGCTGAATACTATATTTTCTCGACGATAAATTGTTTCGTCATTCTCGCTATCGTAACAGATAGGTTGAACGAACTTAATTAATTCAAGCACTTGCTGCACCTTGTCGATAGGTACAAGGAAGCGTTGATAACTAATAGACATTACAACATAATCAGTCTTCTTCATTTCTCTTCTCCAATAAATCGTGGAAGCCAAGTCGTCTTGCTTCCTCTTCAAGTTGACGCACTCTATGTCGTGCGCGTTCTAATTGTTCAGGCAGTTGCCTGATTCGGTACATTAATTTTTTAATATCTTTTTCTTCTGCATTCATCAGTGTCTCCTGATTGTATCTTGGAGGTAAAGGATTTCAGTACGCAGATCGTCGATTAAAAATGAGAGGTTGTTTTCTTTTGCAACGGCTAAACAATTAACCATCGTTTCAAGTTCCTCTGCTATCTCAGCAATTTTATAATCACGTTCTGCAAAGCGGTAAGCTTCTGGCTGCATATCAAAATCATACAACACTGCCTTCATTTTACTCATCTTACTTTCTCCTAGTTAAACATATTTTTATTTTTATATGCTCTGTTAAACGCTGGTTGGCAAGCTATTTAGCTGCGGCCAGCGCACACCACTTCACCCTTTAGGGTGGGCGGAAGAAAAAAAAGGTGGGGCCGAAGCCCCTGGAGTTATGCCTCCTTGTTATTCTCTAGATTGCGAACAACAATCCAAAGCATAAATACGATGTTGATGAAAACGAATGCCTCAAAGGGCAGGATGTGCGATATATCCATGATGATTCTCCCTAAGGAGGTGGCTTACGCCACCCCCTCCTCTGCTGCTGCTGATACGCCACCTTCGCGGATAGCTTCTACGTCAACGCCGAAGCGTTTGGCGGACTCAAGCGCGGCGCTTTGGAAGTCCTTACGAACTTGTGGTTTATAGGTTGGGCGAGTGAAACGCTCACCTGTATGCTTGAGATGTGCTTCTTCAGCGACTTCCAACAGCGCATTGAGCGTAGTGACCTGCGTTTGCATACGGTCTGCCCAGTCAATAGCGCGGACTAGTTGTTGCTCACTGATTTCGTCACCACGGTGAGCACGAGCGGCAACGCGAACTCGTTCGCTTGCAAGGTCAAGCTGTTCTGTAGATGACTGCAAAGTCAAGGCGGCTGAGTAGCAGATGCCGTTGAAGAATCTCCGTTGAGCATATGCGAGTGCATTGACCTCGATCTGTTCACCAGTGTCACGGTCTGTTTTTATCATTGGTTCAGTCATGAACTCAGCGATGGTATCGATTGCTTTTGTAAGTGCATTAATAGTAGTCATGTTACTTCTCCTAGTTGGTAACTTCGGGGCTATCCCGAAGGTGGCCCTAGCTGAAAGGGCGTTCGTGGTTCTGGCGCAAGGCCACACCGCAGGTGGGCCTGCGTAGCAGGTTGCCTTGTGACAGGTTCCGAACCCCTGTAGGCAGGGACAACTAGGGTAGACCAGAAGGGAGCAACGGAGACGCAACCTGAGCGGTATGGCACTTACAAAAGCAATCGGTGCCGTCGCTTTTATCAGTCTTTATCAGTACTTATAATCAGTCCATTGACAGGTCGAAGAGGTCTGTCGTACCTCTCGCGCGCGGAATACTTAATGACAAACGGAGCTGCCTTTGCATGGTTAATGTAGTGAAGCCAATCGAGTCTCCTAATGGTGCTCTCACTGAAATGCAGGATCGGTTTGTAGATGCTTATGTATCCAATGGCGGTCGCATAGAGAAGGCTGCTATCGAGGCAGGTTACAGTGAGACATCTGCTCGTACCTTAGGCAGTAGATTAGCTAAAGATCCCCGTATCTTACAGGAGATATATAGACGCACTGTAGAGCAGATTGCATTAGCTGCTCCGAAGGCTTTAGCAACAGTTGAGCGATTGGCCGTAACAGCACGTAGTGAGAAGGTACAACTTGAGGCAGCGGCAGATCTGTTGAATCGAGCAGGCATCAAGGCTCCAGATAAAGTCGATCACAGGATTAACGGAGAGATCAGTGTTACTATCGATCTCGGTGGCAAGTGATAACTGATAGGAATCTGTACCCCCCATGTGTAGTGCAATGCATGGGGTGGGGTTAAAAAATGGAAGAGGTGGTATTGCGAGTGAACCCCTATCTGTATTTTTCCCTTCAAACCCGCGAGGTGAATGATGGCATACACAAAACCCGGTCTTAGGGATCGTATTAAAGCCGCTGTGATGCGTGGCTCTGAAGGCGGTAAGGCTGGTCAGTGGTCTGCGCGTAAGGCTCAGTTGGTGGCTCAGCGTTATGAGAAGGCTGGTGGTGGTTACTCTGGTGGCAAGACGAAGGAGCAGGAGTCGCTCTCTAAGTGGACAAAGCAGAAGTGGCGCACTAAGTCTGGTAAGAAGTCGTTAGTTACTGGTGAGCGTTACCTGCCGGAGAAGGCAATTAAAAAATTGTC